CAGTGATGAACAACAGATTAGATGTTCCAGTTTATTTTATGAAGAGTGTGATGGAGATGATTCAACATTCAAAAATATTTAAGGTAGATGTTGAGTTAAGATTTTTTAATGCAGTAGATATTAATGTGATGAGAAACATGGCAGCAAAGCACGCAGTGGATGGAAGCTATGATTATATAATGGAATTAGACACAGACATGAGTTATCCATTTAACACGATCAGTAAACTAATAAAAAGAGACAAGGATGTAGTTATGGGAACCGCAAGAAGAAGATGGCCTCCATTTAGTTATGTACATTGTAAGAAACTTAACTACAAATTCCATGATGAGAAGAACATTATAATACCAAAAGGGAAGAACTGCATGAGAGTTGAAGTATCAGGAGTACCAGGAGCATTAATCAAGACAAGCGTATTCAAGCGAATGAAGTATCCTTATTTTTTAGTTAAGTACCGGAAGAATGATATTGTTGGCGGAGACATAACCTTCTGTAAGAAGTGCAAGAAACTAGGAATACCAATATGGATAGATCCTACACTAAACTATGGACATAAGCTAGACTTTTTAATAAGTAAAGATGGGATGAAGCCAGTATGAACTTAGAATTTTTTGTAAGGTTCACACCAAGTAAAGAGTGTAAGTTTCAAGAGAACAATGGGATTAAATATTGTTTTAGTCCAAGAGATTGTAAGCACAGAAGTAAACATAAGATTCCATATATGAAGAACAATGCAGTTGGCGGAAGGGAGTATGAGTGCTTAATATGAATATAATAAAGAAACAAATCAAAGACTTGAAGTCAGCAGAGTACAATCCAAGAAAGATTAGCGAGAGAGACCTTAAGAAATTAGAAGACTCACTTGAAAAGTTTGGATACGTTGAGCCAGTGATATGGAACAAGAAGACTGGAAACGTAGTAGGTGGCCACCAGAGATTAAAGATCCTATCAAAGAAGTTCAAACCAGAACATGAACTAGAAGTAGTAGAAGTAGATCTGGATGAGTTCCAGGAGAAATCCCTAAACCTAGCACTAAACAAAATATCAGGTGAATGGGATCAAGACAAACTAAAAGAACTAATAGTTAATTTAAAGAAGAACAGCGAAACCATGCTTAATCTTTCTGGATTCAATGAGGCAGAGATAAAAAGATTATTAGAAGCAAAACCAGAGGATCCAATCAAAGGAAACAAACCAGCAAAATACCCAATCAAAGAAGGAGATTTATATGCTTTAGGAGATCACAAATTAATATGCGCAGACTCAAGAAGACAAAGCACATACGAAAGATTAATAGATAACAATTCAATAGCATTGGTTTACACAGACCCACCAGATGGAGTAAGCTATTCAGGAACAAACAACGCAAACGGAAAAGACTGGGAAGTAATCAAAGGCGATGAGATGAGGGGAGATGAACTCTACACATTATTATCAGAATGTTTCACACAAGTCAATGAATATTTAGAGAAAGACGGAGCATTATATGTATTCCATGCAAGCTCAAACCAGATGATTTTTGAAAAAGCATTAAACGAAGCAGGATTCATAGTTAAACAACAATTAATATGGCAGAAACACCACGTACTAGGCCATAGTCATTATCACTGGTCACATGAACCAATATTTTATTGTAACAGAATGGGAGAGAATCCTAAGTTTTACGGAGACAGGATCAACAAGACAACACTAAACAAATTAGAGCCAGAGAAGATGACATTAAATCAATTAATAGCATGGATTAAGGACCTGCAGAGACAAAGCACAGTATGGAACGAAAAGAAGGATCCTACTAATGATTACATACATCCAACACAAAAGCCAGTAGATATGGCAGCTAATGCAATTATCAACAGCTGTGTGCCCTCTGAGGGAGTCCTAGACCCATTTGCAGGCTCAGGTAGTACCCTAATGGCATGCGAAGAAACAAAGCGTAAATGCTATGCAATAGAGCTAGACCCAACATTCTGCAGTCATATCATAGAAAGGTGGGAAAACAAGACAGGATTAAGAGCAGAAAAACTAAGCGAAAACAAAGAAGTTCCAGTGGAAACAAAGGGCAAAGAAATAATGCCAGATTACTAATTCAACACAGTAAACCATACAAAAACAACACAAAAAAAGAATGGAAATAACAAAAGACACACCACTTAAAATTAAGCGTAACGCATGCATTGAAAAGATTAAAGAGATCATAACAAACATAGGACCATGGAATGTTAATGTGAAGAGTTTATCAGAACAATTTCAAGTGACATGGCTCGCAGTAGATGGATGGTTCAAGAACATTCTAAGAAACATGCCAGAGGAAACAGTTAATGATTTAAGAATAAGATTTGAAAACTCATTCCAGAAAGCAATGGAACACATAGAAGTACAAGTAGGAGATCCTAGCACAAGCCCAGAAGACAAAGATAAGGCCATTAAGAACATGAATCTAACAGTAATGAATTACACAAAGTTCCTGGAAGAGTGGAATAGAAAGGAAAAGGTTGCAGAGAAGAAGGAAATAGAGATAACATCACAGGAAAGAAACTCACAATTAGACAAGGACAGAGTAGAACTTCAAGCCTTACCAGTAGCAATGCAAGATAAATTCCTGAGGTTAATGAGAGAGAATGATAGGTAAGCTAAGACTATTTGAAATGTTTGCAGGATACGGAGGAGCAAGCTTCGCACTAAAGAAGGCAGGAATAGACTTTGAATGTGTGGGATTTTCAGAAATAGACAAATACGCAGTGCAATGCTTTACACAGAACCACCAGGGATACCATTATGGGGACTGCACAGCAATAGATCCTAACAAACTCCCGGACTTTGATCTATTAACAGGTGGATTCCCATGCCAATCATTCTCAGTAGCAGGAAAAGGACAGGGAGAACTAGACACAAGAGGAACACTATTCCATGAGATTATAAGAATAGCAGAAGTAAAGAGACCAAGATATATGTTATTAGAGAATGTAAAAGGATTAACAACGAAAAGACATAAAGAAACATTTGCTAAGATATTAAGTGAATTAGATAGGATTGGATATTCTGTAACATGGGCCATTCTTAACTCAAGAGAGCATGGGATTCCACAAAATAGGGAAAGAGTATTCTTTATTTGTTTTAGAGATGCAGAAGATTGGAAAAACTTTAAGGGAGTTCCTGGGAAAGAAGAATTAAAGATATTTATAGGAGATATTCTAGAAGGGGAAGTTGATAAGAAATATTACCTAAGTAAAGAACAGGTAGATAAGTTATACTTAAGGGCTGAAGCAAATAAGAAAAAAGGTTTAGGATTTGGAATGGAATTTCTACCACAGGGAAAGGTATGTTCAACTTTAACAGCTAGAGATTATAAAGAACCAAAGATATATGATGTTTATAATAATCGGGTAAAGCAAGATGGCGTATGTATTACACTAACAGAACCACACCACAACAATTTAAGATTAATAGAACCATTTATTGCAGCAAGTAGAAGTTTTCCAAGAAAGGGAAGTAAAGCAGTAGATGGTGAAAGACATCAACAACTAGAACCAAGAAAAGATGGATGCACAAACACAATAACAACTGTGCAAAAAGATAATTACTTAGTAAAAGGATTTAGTGTAAGAAAACTAACACCAAAAGAATACTTTAGATTAATGGGTTTCTTAAATGATGAAATTAATTTAGAAGGATTATCAAATACTCAAAGGTACAAACTAGCAGGCAATGGATGGGACATCAATCTAGTAAGTAAAATACTTAAGGAGATGATTAATGGCAGCTAAACAGATCCCAATTGAAAAGGTTTATGGCCACGTGAGAATGATATGCCCTTACTGTATTCCAGGAAACAAACAATCAAAGCTCATAGGAAGATACGTAGTACATGAAACAAACAACCATCTTAAACTTAAATGCTGCAAATGTGGCAAAGTTACGGAGGTGGAGAAAGCACAACATGGGAAATGCATCCAAGCAAACAGAGTATAACTGCCAGTACAAGAGATGTAAAGCAATAGCAGATTACAAGACTAAGCTAGGCCAATATTGTAGTTACCACTTAAAAGTATTAAGGAAGAAGATGGGAAATGAGTTCGTAGCTGAAGAAGTCAAACTAACAAACACCCAAAAGAAATTGCTAAAGAACTTCAGGAATAATCCTCAAATTCAAGTAAATTTCAAGGGAGGTGAAAAATGAAACAAGATAGATCGTTTAAGCTAGACAAAGAGACAGGGAAGTACGTTCTTTTATTAAAACAATCAGGCGCTATACCAGACGAGCAAGGAATGGATGAGAAGGGAGAACCTAAGAATGCCATTGCTATGCAGACATCAGAAACAAAACAAGTCTGGGAAGAAGCAGAAGTGCACAGACTACTTGACCAAGTGAAGACACAAGAGAAAAAGGTTAACGAAGCCTTAGAAAAGACAAGAGAAGGGATCAAGAAGATTGGTAAGTTTGATGAGAGAGAAAGAAACATGCTTAAGGACTTTAAGAGAAACCTAGAAAGAGTACAAGAACTACAAACACTAGAAAAACTTGAAGTACAAAAGAAGAGTCAGTTTGATATGCTAACAGCAATCCAAAAGGACATGAAAGAAATAACAGATGTTCTTCCTAAAGAAGAGTCCACAAAACCAGTGAACAAGGAGGTAGCTGATGAAACTAAGCCAAGTAAAGCGTGAATTTGAATTGATAGGAGGGAGACCTACCTATGAACATTTTATTTATTTTGTAGAAACTGAGCTTGCTCCCTATATGGGGAGTAAGTTCATTGTAGAAGACTATTATAAAGACCTTTATGATAAGGTATGGAAGAAGAGGCACAATCTGTATCAGCTTCCAAGAGGGCATAGTAAGACAGAACTAATGGGGATTTGGGTGACAATATTTCTAGCAGTAACACAACCACTTAATCCATTTTACAAGAGATACAAGAAGAAGATTAAAGAGCAGATGTTAATAGCAGGAGACGGAGCTGCAATGGCTGCATGGTCAGAGAGAATCAAACACTTTTTCTATGAGAACCCTAAGCTTAATCTATTTGTCCCGGAGGGAGTTAATTCAAAGAAACAAAACACATACTGGAACACGCAAGTGATGTACCTAGCAAATGGCCATAAGATAATATTAAGAGCAATAGGAGACAAAGCTATTAGAGGAAACCACGTAGACAGATTACATGTGGATGATTTAGTGACAGAGAACTCAACAATAGTAGACAGTAAGATCATAGAAAAGTGGGATGGTGCAGTAGATGGAACAACAACAAACAAACTAGCAATGGTTCAAGTAACAGGAACACCACTAAGATTCACAGACATATTATTCCACCTGCAGAAGAGAGGTTATAACTTTACAAGACTTCCAGCAATCATAAGCTTTGAAAAGAAAATAATCCTATCACCAAACAGATGGACATACAAAGATTTAATGGACACGAAAGGAAGAATAGGAACAGTAAGATTCCAATGTGAGTATATGTTAGATCCATTAGATGATTCAACAAGCCTAATCAAGAGAGAGTGGATAACACAATGCCAGAGTACAGAATTTGATATAGTAAGAGAAAGACCACCTTGGGCAGAAGCAGTTTATCTAGGAGTAGACTTCGCATTCAGTGATAGAGCACTAGCAGATAACTCAATCTTTTTTACATTTGCAGAGTTTACAAGAGACGATAAGAAGTATTTTATAATGTTAGATTACATAAAGAAGAAGGGACTATCAGGCCAGGAACAAATGGATTTAATCCAGGACTTAAACTCATCATACAAATACGATGCAATAGGACTAGAGGAGAACTCAATTAAAGCGATCGTTAAGAACATAGCCCAGGACATGGGCCATTTACCAATTAAAAGGTTTTGGACAGGAAACAGCGATGAGAAAGAAGGAGCAGACCCAACAAAGGGATTCACAACAGTAAGCAAAAGAAACTTAATATTAAGATTAGGTACAGCATTTGAAATGAAAGAGATAATACTACCATACAAGAGTGAAGAAGCACAGATGAAGGTAGACGAGTTAATCAATGAGTGTGTAAGCTTTGCCCAGGAAGAAGGAAAGATAGTAGAGATTGGAGTCCACCCCGATATTCCTATAGCAATGGCATACTCAAGAGAAGTAGCAATCAGATGGGGAAATGGTTTTTTAATCTAGAAAAGGATTTAAATAAACAATCATCTTAAGAATACTATCCCAGTTCAATAAAGTGTCTAGTCTTATCTCATATTCATGGAAAGAAAATCAAAGAATTTGTTTTTAAATTCGCCATACGAAGTGAAGTCTGAACCAACAGGACCGCCTATTGGAAACTATCAGCCAAAGGGAGATGTAACAACAGGCCCAATAGATTTAACAGGAAGAAGTGAGTCAGCAGAAGAAGTAGCAGACAATACAGGATTCTCAGCATCATTAAGAAATGAGGATGTCTTTAAAGCATTTATACCATGGTTTTTATACAAGCCTCCATATGGTTTTCCAAGAGAAGTTAATGTTTTACAGTTAAGACAACTAGCAAGGAACGCATACATCTTTGCAGTTATTAAGACATTACAAGATGAAGTTGCAAGCATACCATATGACATCACATTAAGAGAAGAGTATGCACAGGAAGGAGTAGGAGTAGACGAAGAGAAGAGAAAAGGTATCCTTACATTTTTTAACAATCCAAATAGAAATGATGAGAGCTTTGAATATTTATTAAGATGTTGGACAAGGGATATGTGTGAATTAGACTCAGGAATAGCAGTTAAAGTATTTGACAAACAGGGTAGATTCTCACAACTATTTGCGAGAGACGGAGGAACATTCCTAAAAAACCCAGACATATTCGGATACATGGGAGACAGACTAGACTTCGTAACACCACCAACCCAGTACGTTTTAACCGATGGACTACCTGAGAATTTATCAGAACAACTAGCAGGAGCAAGCTCAGCATCAGATGTAGACAAGATACACGAACAGGTAAGATCAGAAACATATGATGTGATGTATAGAAACTCGGCAGCTTATTTCCAATACGGATGGACTGCAGGAGCAAGGCCGGTACCATTTGGGAAGAGAGAGATTATGTACTTTATGCTTAACCCAAGAACAGACAGCATTTACGGAAGATCACCAATAGAAGTATTATACGATCAGATATTAACATTAATTTATGGAAGCGAATACAACCTAGACTTTTACTTAAACAACAATGTTCCAACTGGATTATTAACATTTAAGGGAGCAAGTAAAGAGCAAGCAGAAGCATATAGAACACAGATGGAAGCTCAGTTCATGTCAGACGATGAGTTCGGAAACATTAAGAAGAAACACTTTAAAGTACCAATAACAGGATTTGAAACACAATTCACACAGATGCAGATGAGTTCAAAAGACATGGAAGTTATAGCACAACAGAAATGGTTCAGCAAATTAGTATGGGCAGCATTTGGAGTAACAGCAGATGAGATGGGATTCGTAGAAGACTCAAACAAAGCAATATCAGAAAGCCAAGCTAAGGTAGTTAAGAGAAGAGCAGTGAAACCAATCATAAGCGCAATAGAATACATGATCAATAACCAATTAATGACAGAGTTCGAGTGCCCAGAATTAGAGTTTAAGTTTGTAGAGTATGATGTGGAAGAAGATATTCAGAAGCATAGCCTATGGGAATCACAGATAAGAATGGGAGTAAGGACAGCAGAAGAAGTAAGAGTTAAAGAATTAGGACTAGATGCACTAACAGAAGAAGAGAAGATTGCAAGCCTTACACCAGAAGAACAAATGGTAATTAATGGAGAAGGTGAAGATAATGAGGAAGGAGATGAAGAAGCGCAAGATGACAAGAAGGAAGAAAAAGAGGACAAGAAACAAGGGAAAGAGCCTGCGCAAGATAAGAAAAAAGAAAAGGATCCTAAAAAAGACAAAAAGGAAGATAAGAAAGAGAAGCCAGAAAAGAAGAAGAGTAAAGGCGAAGGAAAGAGTTATTCATTTATCAGAAAGATGACACTAACAAGACTAGAGAGCGATTTAATCCAGGACATTAACTATCTAAAAGAGGATATTATGGAGGATGTGGAAGCAGAGTTTAACGCTAGAGGACTACACAATGTTAAAGGATACGTAAATGTTAAGGCTGTATTCCAGGACACACTAGATAGTTATGGAGAGTTCTTTGATGACAGAAACTACAAGGTTAAGATAGTGGAAGCAATAGCAAAAGAAATGAACCTAGGAGCTGAAGAAGTAGAGATGATGCTTAATAGAAACTTACCAATAAGCACAAGAAAGGTAGAAGACATGAGCGAGTTCGTATTGAGAAACATCCAGGACATGAACCAAGACCTACTTAATGATTTAAGGAAACAAATCACAATGGGAGTATTCAATAGAGAAGGGATTGAATCAGTGAAGACAAGAATTAACCAGGTGTTTAAAGTTACAGAGAATAGAGCAATAGCAATAGCACGAACAGAATCAAACAGAGCATTCAATATGGGAGCATACTTAGCAGCAGAGGAATCAGGAATCAAATTCAAAAAGAAATGGGATTCACACATAGATGCAAGAACAAGCAAAGTATGTAGAGATTTGAATGGAGTGAGTGTAGGATTGAAACAGAAGTTCAAATGGCAAGACCAAGAGTTTGAGTTCCCACCCGCTCATATTAATTGTCGTTCCAAAGTATTGTATATACAGCAGGAATAGGGAAACTTTTAAAAAGGTATTATTCTTAGTATTTTTATGAAATGGAAATGCATAAGATGTGGTTTAGAAAAAGATACATTCCCTTATATTGCTAAAAAAAGTAAATTTTGTTCTAATAGTTGTCAGTTAAAATATGAATATGAAAATGGAATCAGAGATAAATCTAAAGGTCTTAAAAAAGCACATGATAAAATTAGGCAAAAGGGATTAGAACAATTTAGAAAAGAACCAAGAATGATTATTGGAAAAAGAGGATATTATGAGATTTATTTGCCAAAATTATTAAATCATAAATTAGGTTGGAATTGGAAAAAATATCATCATTATGTTTGGATTGAAGCAGGAAATAGAATGCCTGAAGGGTATGTTTTACATCATAAAGATTTTAATAAACTAAACAATGATTTAGAAAATTTAGAGTTAATGAAAGAGTATGATCATCTAAAATTGCATGATAAGATGAGAAAGAGAGATAATGCAGGAAGATACATGGTAGATTCTGGACATACAAAGGCAACTTGCAAGATAGAATAGAAAAAGGATTTAAATAAACTATTGTATAAGGATAATTATGCAAGAACTAAACCATTTAGAACAGCAAGGAATATTTGAAGGATTAAGTGAGTCAATAACATTCCAGGAAGCAGAGGTTAAGGGAGAAAGACAATTCGTTGTAACAGGTTATATTTCTACTTTTGATATTGATAGTTCAGATGATGCAGTGTCAAAGGCATGTATGGAAGATATGTTAATGCAAGTTAAGTCTAATTCTATGAAGATTGATGAAGAGCACGAAACATACTGGGAAGGCGATTATGATATTACTCCAAAGTTAAGAATCGTAGATGCTAAGATAGACAATAAAGGATTATGGGTGAAGGCCTATGTTAACAAAGCACTAGATAAGTTTGACGAAATATGGGGAAGTATTAAGGCTGGATTCCTAGACGCATTCTCAATACAATTTAAACCATTAGAAGTAGCAACAAAATATATTAAGGGCGCAGCAGTTAGGATCCTAGAAAAGGTTAAACTAATCAACGTAGGAATTACAGGAACACCAGTGAATGAACATTGTAAACTTAATCAAGCATACGTTAAAGCATTAAAGTACGATACAAAAGGAAACCCATCAGACAAGTATATGCCTAAACCAAAAGAAGACGATGAAGAAGATGAAGACGAAGAAAGTAAGGCAACAGGCCCTGGAGGACACAAGCCAGATAAGACAGGACCACATGGAAAGGGAACAGGACCAGGTAAAGGAAAAGCAGATGGTTCAGGAATGGATGATGACGAAGATGACGAAGTTAAATCGGCAATAGAAGTACTAAAGAATAAAGGATACAAGATTATAATACCAGAAGATGTAGAAGAGTTCAAGCCAAAGAAAGAAAAGAAAGCATTATCATTAAAAGAAACAAAACTATCAACAGGCGAAAATTATACATCACACAACTCACATTCTCCAGAAGCAGAGCAATCTGTGGAAGAAGATAAAACAAAACAAATGGCAGAAGAAAACAACGAGACATCTCCAGAAGCAGCAGCTCCTGAAGCACCTGTGCAAGCAGTTGCAGAAGAAGCAGCAGTGGAAGAAGCTAAACCTGCAGAAGTAGAAGCGCAAGCTGAAGCTCCAGTAGAAGCAGCTAAAGAGGAAGCAAAAGAAGATGGTGAAGTGAAAGCTTTACGATCAGAAGTTGCATCTCTTAAGGCAGATGTTGCAAAGATTCAAAAGTCTCTTGCAGCGCCTCAAATGAAGGCAACACAAGAGTCTATGCCAGCACAAAAATTAAATGAAAAAGTCTCTCCTTTGAGCTTAATTGGACAATAAAATGCCAACAGGTAATGTAGGTCAAAGTTATTCAGCACAAGGCGCTTATGCGCAATCTTTCGCTGGATTACCAAACCACACAAAATACGCAAGTATTGATGTTAAAGCACTAGCGAGCGGAATAGAATCATACGAATCAGATCTTAGATCTAATATGTTTGGCTCTAGTAACGTAAACTTAAAAGCACTTAACACTGAAACTGGTGGCGCTGGAACAACAGGGTACGCCCTTGTACCAGTATATGTTGATCCTAAGATCATTGATCAAACAAGGAAATACACTCCATTATGTGAGATAATTCCTAGAGTATCTAACTTTGGTATGTTTGCAGACTACAACAATATCACCGCAAAAGGTGGTGGATTCGTAGCAGCAGAAGATGCAAGTCTTTCTGAAACAAACACAACATATGATAGAAACTCAACAGCGATCAAATTCTTGTACGCAATTGGAAGAGTAACAGGACCAGCAAGAGCAGCCATACCGGCATACGCTCTAGCAGGATTCCAGCCAGGTGCTGGACAATCTATGGGTTCAGGTTTCTCAGACCAAGGTGCACCAAACGCTAAGCAATTAGAAGTTTTGGTAAAAGCACGAGAACTTAAAGAACTAGAAGAAGAATTGATTATTAACGGTTCAACTTCCTCGGATACAAACGAATTCCAGGGAATCATACAGTTAATGAGTACTACTAACACAGTAGACAAAGACACTTCAGATCTTGATCTTGATGACATCAACACAGCAATCCAATACGCTTTTGACGACGGTGGTAGACCTAATCTCTCAGTATGCTGTTCAGCAATCTATACAGATATGCTAAACTTATTACAACAGAGAATTGGTTATTTGCAAGCACAACAGCAAGTATTATGGGGTTTCCAAAGCATTGTATTACATACAATGGTTGGACCAGTAACTGTAGTACCTAGTATGTTTATGAGTAATGTGTCAGGTAGTAAGGCAATGTATTTCTTAGACCTAAGTGTTGTAGAAATGCGTGTATTAGAAGACATGACATATGAAGAACTTGCGAAGAGTAATGATAGTGAGAAGTTTATGCTGAAAATGTATGAAGCTCTTATTATTAGAAATCCTTCCTTCTGTTCAAGTATTACTGAGGTCAAATAAGATTCCTAAAACATGGTAACAAATATTAACGCAAGAGCTGCGAACACTTCGCCTAACGGTGGAGCGGGAACAGACGGTACAAGGCAAGTGTATTTCTCTGCAGCGAAAGCAGCACAGAATGATACAATCACTTTGACCAATGTTAATGAAGTTCTAGTAGCACAAGTTGTTGTAGATACAGGTACGGCGAAAACCATAGATACCTTTACAATTACAGACGCTACAAATCTGATAACCCTAACAGGCTCAGAAACTGGAACTGCTCATGTTATGGCAATCGTAAAATAAAATGGCAAGTGAATTAACAGAAACAAGAGTTGGAGCATTAGGAGAGGTTGTAACAATAACTGGTACACCGTTAAAGATGGGTGTCTATACAGCTACAAAATCAGCACAGAACGATTATGTTCTATTAGCAGATTTTACAGATGTAAAAGAAGTTTTAGCATGTTATACTGTGTCTGCGGGCGCAAGAACTGCTGAAGGCTTTACAATAGACTCTACAACTACTAACAAGGTTACCTTTACAAGTAGCACTACAGGTGTTACTGTGAGTGTTGTTGCAGTCGGAATTTAGTGCGGCAAATCGGAACTGATGTTCCCGGTTATTTGCTTACGCAAGTAGCCTTTTTTTTCATAATTAAACAGGAGACAAAACAAAGATGGTACTAAAAAGAAAACGTGATCTAGAAGGAAAGTATATGTGGGTTAAGGAAGATGCTAAAGTTATAGTTAAACCAGAACCAACACCAGAAGAAATCCAAGAAGAAGTTATTGAAGATGTTGCTAAGAAGATCAAGAAAGTTGATAAGACTAAGAAGAAGAGGAGAAAATAATGTCATACACAGATGCAGATTATGTTTATGACAAAGTTGGAATAACATCTACACAGGTAGACGCTACAAAGATGGCGAGGATCCTGGAAGAAGCAGATGCTGAGACAGACAGAATAATTAAAACAACATGTGTCCCTCAGTTAAAGATAGAGCTATTTGAAGGTAATAGTAAAAATCTACACTTTGCTAAGAACATCCCATTATTACAAGTTACTAAGGTAGAAATCAAAGACACAGAAGTCACTATACCAAATATTTTTTATGAGCCTACAGGAGTAATCAAGTTAAACCAGGGAGCAGAACAATTATATTTCTATGATGCAGCAATACCACCAAGCTGTAAGATTAAATACTATTATGGATGGTTAGAAGATGATACAGTACAAACAGAGATTGCAACAGCATCAGCAGCAGGTTCATCAGTAGAAATCGCAGTAGACAGCTCAACAGGATTCACAGCAGATGATTGGGTAAGAATAGAAGGATTTGATGGATACAGAGAGACAGCAAAGATAACAGCAGTAGGAACAGGACCTGACACAATCACGTGTACAGTTTATTATACTCACGAGGTAGACAGCTTAGTTACATTACAGAAGGTACCAGCGATCGTTAAAACATTAGCAGGAGTTACTGCATCAATAATGACAGCCCTTTATATGGTTGGAAATACTTACACATTCGCAACAAGCTATTCGGTACCTGATCATCAAGTAACAAAGGGTGTTCCATATCCTCACTTTAATAGAAACATGGAGGCCTGGACTAAGGAAAGAAAGTTTATAATGGACAATCTCCCACCTTGGGCAGTGTTTGCTTAATGACATTAGCAGACCTAGGAATTACTAAATCAGATTTCGAAGACTTTGCTTATGCAGATTGGGGAAGAGAGATAACAAGAATAGCTAAGACAAAGACAATTTCTAATACAACAGGATCCCCAACATATACAGGAACCACAAGCGCTACAATAACCGCAATATTTACAAAAAGAGGATTAACTTATAATTGGGATAAAGAGGGCATGGTAGAAAGAGGAGATGCATTCCTACAATGTAAGGAAGACCAGACAATAAGCAAAGATGATTTCATTATAGTAGATTCAGAAACATTCAGAGTAGATGATGTACTTCCAAGGATACCTGGTGGAACAAGAATGTTCAAATCGTGTGTGTTATTTAAGGTAGCTAATTCTTAAAAAGGATTTAAATAAAACTTTCACTAATTACTATTAGTCTAAGTGGACTGAAAACAACCAAGAGGTTAACAATGGCAGAATTAGAACTACAAAAAGCAATGTATGGAATAGCAAACGATGTAGTAAATGCTTTAGTAACTCAACTAGAAAGGAATGGGAATGTTAATACAGGATTCTTAAAAAACTCAATTATAGTTAAGATTGAAGGAACAACACTTATAATAGAGATGGCAGACTATGGTAGATTCATAGAGTTTGGAACAGCACCACACGTGATAAAACCAAAGAATAGTAAGGCATTAAAGTTTAAAATTGATGGAAAGGATCAGTTCTCAAAGGGAGTACAACATCCAGGAACAAGACCAAGTCCATTCATCAGGCCAGTAATTCACACACTTCTAGCAGCAATAATCAAAAAGAATGTTCAGAGGCATGCACAATGAGTAAATTCAAAAAAGGACAGGTTCCATGGAATAAAGGTATGAGTGGGCAATTTCATTTGAAGTCTGGATTACATAAAGGAATTTTAAGTAAAATAATTATAGGTGGTGAATAGGATTTCAAACAATAATTTGAAAACAGAAGTGTTATACTTAATAAGAAATGGGGATGTTATGACAACAACTCAAAGAGCAGTTACAACAGCCTCTGCAACTGGTGATACACT